ATTCCAACCAATGCTTTTGGGGCTGGTCCAACTGGGTCAATCTCAACTCGAATTAGAAACCGCGCGCAATTCCACGTTGATTCTAATAACCAAAACTTACTGGTAGACAAATCCTCTTCTGTACAAGTCGCACAAATAAATAATATTCCTTTGCATGTGGGGCAATGGGGCGGATGTGATTGGATTCACACCAAAACAGGAGGTTATGGGATTAGTACTGATGTTCAGTATCTCCCTGCTACCCACTTCGGCGCCACTCCATATCGAGCTAATAACCAACCAGGTATGGTGGTTACCAATAATTCCGATGCTGAGCTCGTCGGAGTTAGTTACGCTGTGGACTCACACGATACTGGTAAAGGTAAAGTCGCGATTGCTTCTAATGGGTCGAACCTTACGTTTAGAGGGACCTCCTCTACTTGCACTACTCTTAATTATTACCCTGTTGCGGACACAGCTTCTCAATTTAGAAGTTGGATGTCTGCCGGTGTAGTGGCTACAGATAACTCAAATGTTGAGGTAACCGGTCCAACTAAGTCTGCGCGATTCGGGGTACCTTTTTTAGCGGAAAATAACTCTAACTTTAAAGTTAAGCCTCCGACATTTATTGGCACTGATAATATTTTGGATATCTCTGGATATCATCTTATGCCTTATACAGGAGGTACCATGACGACCTTACAACCTAACCAAACAAAACTTGAAGTTCACGCAACAAGAGCATGTTTGGTTGCTAATAAAAAATCTGGTATTGAGTTATTTGGGTTGGGAGGAAAGGTCCTTGAAGGGGAGACTGGGAATACCGTAAACTCGGTAGACGTATTTGCTACAGGATATGCCGACTCTTACATCGGAGACCAAAATGACCAATGGGACAGGTCCACTTCAGCGGGATATGTTAAGTTTTACCCTAACGCATTTACTAGTGGCGTTATGACCTACTTTTCTGATAGAGTCTCTTTAGTTCCTGGAGGAGCTAACGAAACTTTCAACATTAAAAATCCTTATATTAGAACCCCAGACTCAGGCGCTTCGGATGAATACCACAGAGAAGGTATGACAGGAGGTATGTGCGTCCGTGCGGTTCAGGATAGTGGGGTTGATGTTAACCTAGTTAACTTCGTATTTCAAGGCTCTCCGTCTTCTGTATCCGGGGTTTATTATAACCTAAAAGGTACGGGCTGTGAGCGATTCGAAGATACTGCTAATAATGAAGGACCTATTGAAGAAAGCACCTCCTTCGATACAACCCCAGCGGGTACTGCCCTTGAGTCACCAACCCCAGGACCCGTCGGCAGTGAAGGAAATAGCCCTGGAGGTGGAACGGGAACAGGATACACAAGCACCGATAATCTCGTGGTAGGCGGAGATAATCTCGCAACCTCCCAAAACCAGACAAACCAAGGCTCTCTCGCCACGGTAGCTGGAATGGGAACACTAAACTCGGAGTTCAGCAACAATGAGCAAAACGACCAAGTAGGAAGTATGACCGTAATTGGAGACGAACGAGACCCTAGACACCGTTACCGTGCTTATATGAGAACCAAGACAGGCGTTACCATTAACGCACCTGACGGCAAATTAATGTCGAACATAGGTTGTACAGGGGGACAAATTCAGATTTGGAATATCGCCGACACTTCACGAATTCATGCTGCTAACATCCTAGCAAATGGAATGGACCCAATGACCTGGTCCTTAAGCGGTCAACCTGGTAACCCAAATCCCCCAAGTAACTGTCATGGTCCTATGGGTAAATGGCGAAACGGTGTTGCTTTAGACTACTACGGCTTAGGAGGTAGAAGAACTACTTACGGAGCCTGTGGACCAGTTTTCGCAAATACAGGCGTATTCCGCCTTATGATGTCAACCCGTGGAGACTTAAAATCGTTCTACGACGTTAGCACCTTAAGTGGAACTTCTACAGGCGCTAACGGGTGGCGTGACACCGCATTATCTGGAGGCTCTCCTGTTGACCAAGTTAATGGTCAAGGGTACCCTCACTGGACACAAAATGTTCGTGTTATAAGTACTGCTGACAGTACCCGACGTATAACAGGCACCGACTCTGATTTCCCGAACGGGCTTTACCAACTATCCAGTTGTTTAAGAGTGTTTGGTTGGGGAATGCCTTCTATGAACCCTTCTGCTGGAGTAGGAACTATGCAACCTAGATTAGGTGGATTTAGTGCTTATAATGCAACTTCTGGGTTGGAAGGTAAAGATTACAGCGGGTGGATATACACCACCGCGGAACCAGCAACTCCTCTACCTCCTCTAGGAATGGATTCCTTAGGCTTTATGAGAAATTGGTTAGATGAAAGTGCCGCAGGTATGTGGCAAAACGCTAAGCATATGGCTGAGGATAAAGTTAATGGGGTCTCTATTTATAGGTCCCACATGGGCGGACTTACCGGAGGAGAGGGACGAGACTGTGATGCCGCATTTACCGCTGGTGGATACGCTTCTTTCGGAGTTGGAGTTAGGTCACTCAACATATTTGACCTGGAGAGATTAGTATAATGGCACAAAGAATTAACGAAGACATTAGGTTTTACCTTCCCGCAGACCCGTACTACTACCAAGTAGACAATCTTCCTTTAGAGGATTTGTTAGCTAATGACGTACGCCTGCAAAATCAAATTGATTCAATTCAATCCTCCGACGGAGGTAATACAGTTGGTCGAGCTGGCTTTACCGAGCTCCAACCTTTTATTGACACCGGACTACCAGGAAGTGTATCTGTAAGACCTGGAAATTTTGTAGGTCGCGTACAGAGCAGCGCTGGCGCTGGTCTTGCCGGAGGCGCGGCGGGCGTCCATGCTGGTTTCAATGGACTTTGGGAAGTAAACGACCCACCTACCACTTTTGGAACTGGAGACAACCCTACAGGAACTTACTCTGTAGATAACCCCCCCAATGTGTGGACTAACCCAGGAGATTGGGTAGGAAGGACAGCACTTTTCAATTTTATGGGAGGAAACATCAGTATAGATGCGTTCGACTTCAACTCTGACTTTGCGTTCCCTACAGAATACCCACACGATGGCACTTACAACACAACTGTCCCACAAGGTCGCATTGACCTTATAGGTATTACTACTATGAATGGAGCCATGGATGACGTTTGGCTCCCAGGAAACGCAATAGCTCCAGGTGTTGAAGTAGGTGACGGAACCCCCCGACTAGCAGTCGTAAAAGGTGCCGGTATAGTACCTGACCTTGCCCGCCGCCAGGTAGTGATTGGCGAGAAATTCCTCACTGTAGGTCTGCCTCAAGAGGAGTTAAATGACTACGGAAGAAATTTCGAAGGGGATGTTGTTCCTAACCCTGAGTTTGGTACAGTACCTGGTCCTGATGATGTAGTAAATGCTAACTTCGCCAGAGATATAATGGAGAACGGTGAAATCGCGCAGACCCTACAAGATTGGGCAGACTCTAATAAGAACGCAAGCTTCTTCCTCCCCCTTGCTTATGTGTATGTTCCTCAGAGCCACGTAGAAGGCGCGCCAATCCCCGAACAATACTTAAGGGATATAAGACCTTTCTTTAGAACGGCTGAATTAGCGCAAACCGAAAGACAAGCTATCGCAGCCTCTCTCGCCCCTAGTGTCAACAACCCTTTTGTAACCGAAGAACATGCTAAAACTATAACAGGTCCCGCGATATCCGACCTCACTAATATTGTTAATGATTTTGCGGTGCGAATCACAATCTTAGAAGAGCTGGTAGGAAAACCTCAGATTTTGACAATACAAAGAAGCATAAATGATAGATACACAACCCAAGGAATCTTCTTAGACCCTGGTCAGTACCTCGCGCAATGCACCATCGTACACGGAGTAGCCGGCGCAATTGTTCGAACGTTTAGATGGGGAGTTAATGTGGGCGGCAGCTTTAATGCTGTAACCCAAACAACGCCCAATGTAACTTTCCGCGATAATGTGGTTAATGATGACGATGATACTATAGCGACACAGCAACTCTACTTCACGGTTCCAGTGCGCGGATTGTACCAGCTTGTCTGCCCACAACCAAACACTAGTGTTTACGACGGCGCATCATTTAAGCTACAAACACTACCTGATGGTACCGATTTGAATATCGTAGGTCAGTTCATAAAGGTACGTAACCTTCAAGGTTAAAATTCGTGTAATATTTAAAAATAATTGAATTATAATTTGTAAACCTATATAATAAAGTTATGTGGAAAACAATTCTAAACAATATCAATACTCTCATCTTAGCGAACTGGAAAGCTCTTTTCATGTTTGTACTGGGAGCTCTCGCAGGAGTATTCCTGCTTTCATGCGCTATGACCAACAAAATCGTTGACGGAACCCAAGAGGTTTTAACTGACGCGGTTGATTATGTGGTCGAAAAGACATCAGGTGACGACGAGGAAACTCCAGACGCCGAATGAAACTTTTAATAAGCATTCTGCTGCTAACATCTAGCTGTTCAACTTTAGCCCCCATCTTTGGAGGCGCGGCTGGTGCAGCAGCAGGAAGTTTAGGAGGACCAGCAACCGCTGCTTTAGGTGGTGGGGCTGGTGTAGCCGTCGCTCAAATGGCGTATCCAAATAACGATGCGCCCGTAAGTGATGCCGTTGCTTTGGCTGCCGCTAACTCAGGCAAGCCCGCACCAGGAACTGCCGCAAGCACCATCTACGAAACAAAAAGTTTAATTTTTCAGCTTGGATGGTGGTATGCAGCAATCTTCGTGCTTGTACCTTTGGTAACTAAGCGAGGTAGAAAGTGGGTAAAGAAGTTTTCCGACCTTGGAAACACCGTATCTCAGAAAGATATTGACGCTAGAGACGAAGAACAAGACGTCCGCCTAGCAAAGATAGAAGAAATGCTAGGTAAAAAAGAATAGATTTTTTTTAAACCCCTCTAGATACAGTAGAGGAAAACCTCTACTCAATCATGAAATATATCGTAAACGAAAATAACACTTGCGGCGCAGCCAGCATATCTGACGCAGCCCGCAACAACCTCCTTGAAAGTTTAGGTCACGCACCAAACGTGGAAGCCCCTGCCGAAGCCATCAATGAGTCTGTATCCGCTCCATCCGAAGTCGCAGATAATGATGACATGCCATCACTTTACTCATGGGATGATGCAGTCTTTGCTTTGGACGAAGAAGTATTTGAAATTGAAGGTGACCTTTTCCTAAAAGCTATTGAGCTGGATAGTGGTACCTGTATGATGTTGGGAGAAGCCCATGCTGAGCTCTTTATTAACGAAGTTCGTTTTGAGGAAGCTCCTTTCTCTCTCGGCGATATCTACGACTTTGGCAACGAAATCTTTATCAAGCTTGATGAAGGCAAGAAGAAAGGTGATAAGTCTGCTGACAAGGACAAGGACGACGACAAAGGAGACTTCGAAACTGGTGAACGTAAAGGCGACAAGTCTAACGAAAAGTCTAAGAAAGGCGATAAAGGTGATTTCACGACTGGCGCCCGCAAAGGCGATAAGTCTAAGACCCACGCAGGCAAAGACTTTGACAAGGACGATGAGAAGGGTGACCCGCGCGCCTTTGGCGGCAAGAAAGGTGACAAGTCTAAGACCCATGGAGGCAAAGACTTTGAGGTAAATGAAGTTGCTGCAAAGCTAAAGAAGCTAAAGAAGAAGTTGAAAGAGGATGACGAAGACGGACCTTCCAACGCTGACTTAGATAAGATTGAAAAGCAGCAAAAGAGAGACGGTACTTACTAAAAAGTAGATGAGTAAATCCTATGCACAGATGGCTGATGAGATTCTTGCTGGAGCCTTAACAGACCCTAGCAAGAATCCCCATAACCCTGTCGTAGGACACCAATCCCATTTACCTGCTATGAGCCCGAATGATACGTTAATGGAGATGAATGATGCGCAACGCGCACAGTTAATGGGGCTTGCAACGCCAGCTACCAAGGAAACTGTAATTGAAGAAGCTGTAATTGAAGAGAAGGTAGAACCTACTCCCTCTGGATGGGGCTCCCCTTCTACAAGTTTAGAACTCTCCCCTCAAGATTTAGAAACTTTGTCTGAAGCAGTCTCTAATAGAATTATAGAAAAAATTCAAGAGATGACAAGCGTTGGCTCTATCGGAGTTAACATGGCAGGTGGCGCTAAAGGGGACGCTAAGAAAGTTAAACTGCCTGGACCTGAACATAAAAAATCTATCCCTAAAAAACGCACTAAGAAAACAGTGACCAAAGAAGCCACGCGAAGTGACTTCCTATCCTACCTAAAAGCCTAATGTTACTCAGAGACTTTAACGATTTCCAACCCCTAACCATTTTAAGTGAAGGTAAGGGTAGTAAGACCATGAAAGTTCGTGGTATCTTCAGCGAAGCTGAGAAAAAGAACGGTAACGGCAGAATCTACGAACGAAAGCTGTTAGAAAGAGAGGTGAAGAATTTGACACCCCTTATCAGCGAACGAAGACTTTGCGGTGAGCTAGACCATCCTAATGATGAGATTATACATCTTTCAAATGTCTCTCACATTATTACCAACTTACAAATGGAGGGTAACAACCTAATCGGGGAAGCTGAATTCCTTGATACCCCTTCCGGAAGAATCCTACAAGAACTAGCTAAAGCTGGTGTACGTATTGGTATTTCTTCCCGCGCTACTGGTAGCGTTGAACATGATATGAAAGAAGACGCATACATGGTCCAAGATAATCTACGTATGATTACTTGGGACATGGTAGCTGACCCTTCATGTCAAAATGCGTTCCCATCCCTAGTCGAACATAAGCAGTTAATGGAAAACAGAGATGTTTCTCATGACTACCAAGATAAACTACAAGAAGAGAGAGTTTATTTAACAGCTTTACGTAGACTATTGAATGAAAATTAATGATTTTTTTCGCTAAACCCAGTAGATATAAACAGTAGGAGAATTTCTATGAATGATAAACTAACACAAATCGCCAAACTACTTCCCGATAGCTTGTCTGAAACCGGTCTTCAAGAGGTCTTGAAGATGGTTAATGAAGCCGTCGAAGAACGTGTCACCGCTGAAGTTAAATTAATGGAGACCAAAGTAAGCGGTTTCCTTCGTACTAAAATAGCTGACCTAAAAGAAGTAGCGAAAAAAGAAGTTGAGTCTGATGACGAAATTCTTCGTGGCTACAGAATCTTTGAAAGCATTCGTGCTATGGTCGCTGCTGAAGTTGAGACTTCCGACGTTGATTCTAAAATTGCCCAACAAGCCAATGAGCTTGCGGAACTACAAGAGAGCTTAACCACGGTAAACCAAAGGCTATCAAACTCTCTTCACGAAAACACTATGCTTTCTAGTAAAGTAGAGAGTTTGAACGAAACAAACGAACAGTTGACTGAAAGTGCTAAACTTCCGTTTAAATCTTCTGAGTCTGCTGTAGTTATAACTAACGAAACCGATTCGAGTCGTCCTTCGCGAGAAGCGGCTAACAACATCTTCCTCACCGAAGACGTAATCAACCTGTCAAAGCAGGAAGTCTTAAAGGACTAAAAATAAAATTATGTTAAATTCTAATCAGAATCAATCTTTATGTGAGAAGTGGGAACCAATCCTGGAAGGCATCGGTGATGAATCAACTCGTCAGATGACTGCTGTACTCCTAGAGAACCAAGCCAAGAGTATTCTTACAGAGAATTCTCAAGATGGCGGTACTCTTGAAGAGGCAACTACTGTGGGCAACCTCGGTACTTTCCAAAAGTTCGCATTTCCTCTCGTCCGCCGGGTCTTCCCGGAACTAATCGCTAACAAAATCTGTGGTGTACAGCCTATGCAAGGTCCTGTATCTCAGATTTTCTACCTAGGTTACAACCGTGCTGGTCGTGACGCTGGTGGTGCGGCTCTATCTGAAGTAGTGTACTCTAAGTACCAAATGGTATATGGAGGTCGTATGGGTAAAGCCCAAAACAACATCGGCTCTCTTGATAGCGCTGCTGCTGCTGCAGGTACTGGTGGCTTCTCTTTATCCGGCTTGTCTTCCGTTGACGGTGCTGGTAAGGCTCGTACTTTTGGTACTGCTGTAGCTGAAGCTATTGCTGCCGGTGGTGGCAACCAAGAACAATCATTGTCTGCTCAGACTGCAGGAGGTCGTATTGCGAACTTCCCTAACTCTGGCATCGCTGGTCCTCAGTACTTCGTGTCTGCGGGTGAGCGTTTAGCTGGCTCTGGTATTCCTGAAGTTAACTTCACTATCGAGCAACAGTCTGTGACTGCACGTACTCGTAAGTTCCGCGCCCTATGGACGTTGGAAGCTTCACAAGACCTTCGTGCTTACCACAACTTGGACCTTGAGCGTGAATTGACTGAGCTTCTTTCTAAGGAAGTTGCTTTGGAAATCGACCGTGAAATCGTTGAGTCTATTCGTAACTTAGCTTACGGCATCGTTCCGGGTCTAAACAACTCTGAATGGGATGCTTACACTGATGGAGGTAACTCTAACAACTTTGGCAACACTGGCTTACCACAGGGCGCAGGTCCTAATGGTGGTGGAACAGGTGCTCAAGGTAGCTTTACCTATGACCAACCACAAGGTACTAACGCTAACGACGGCTATACTCCTAACGAGTATGGTTTAGGTAGTGCTCACGATGGCTTGACTATGCCTAGCGCTGCTGCTAAAGGTTCTAACGTATTCTACGTTGACTTTGGTACTACAGCACTTGGACTTGCTCCTCGTCACGTAGGCGAAGTTTACAGTAACTTAGTTGCTGTTGTTAACTTTGCTTCACAAGACATCTACAGAACAACTCTTCGTTCTGCTGCAAACTACATGGTATGTTCACCTTTCGTGGCAGCTATGCTTCAGTCTGCTGCTAAACTAGAGGGTGGTATCTCTTCTTCGGAAGCGGGTTCTCTAGGTGCTACGATTGAGTACAAAGGTAAGTGGATGGGTCAGTATGACGTTTACGTCGACCCGCTTTATCCAGAAGACGAGATTCTCCTTGGTTACAAGGGTGCTTCTCCGATGGATGCTGGCTTTGTGTACGCCCCGTACATTCCGCTCCAAATGCTTCCAACTATCACGGACCCACAAACGTTCCAACCAAGAAAGGGTTTGATTACTCGCTATGCGACTGCTCAAATTAATCCTTCTTCAAGGTTCTACCGTATCATCCGTATCGTTGGTGCAGATAGCCGTTACTTGACAACTCCATTCATGAAGGCGTCTGCGGTAAATAACTTGTCTTACACCGCTTACTAAGGAGACTTAGTATAGCAATAACAAGAAGCCCAGCTATTTTAGCTGGGCTTCTTCCATATATAATAGTGTATGTCAAGTGGACCAGTAAAACCGAATTTCTCATGGGGACCCTTTTTAGTCGACCGTCATGGTGCAGGCTCCAACGCCTCTAATATTACAGCCCCTTCTGGAGATATCCCTTATGATTCTTTAAACAGAAGGTACTTCTCTGAGAACGTAGAGTTTAACAGGTTTTACATGATTATTAAAGACTGGGTTAAATCCAGGTTAGGTCACCCAGTTGTACGAGTTGAGCTGGATGATTTCCAAATCTTAACTGCTATTGATGAAGCAATAAGTAAGCTGGACTACCACGCACCAGATTGGTGTACGCAATTAGCTGCCTTCACAACAGAGCCGGGCTGCAATATGTACGAAATGCCGTCGTTTATCGTGAATAACTTTAGGTACGCAGCGTACAAGAAATCTCTACTTAGTGTACCTTTAGCAGGTCAATCCATGGAAATGGACTTCTTCATTAAGTATTTCCAAGATAATTTCCTCTTCCAAGACTTCGCGGTTAGTGATTTTCTTCTAATGAAGATGCACCTCAAATCTATTAGAAAGATTCTTGGGCGCGAAGGGTCTTTTCAAATTACTAACAACAAGTATCTTATGGTGTACCCAACACCACAACTCTCTGACCAAGATAGTGTGGTAATAGAATACAAGTGCCTCAACTCCGATACCTTACACCACTACTTCATCAGCTGGCTTCAAAGATACACCTTAGCAATATCTAAAGGTATTTTAGGAGAGATTAGAGGGAAGTACGCTACCCTTCCATCCCCTCAAGGTGGTGCAGTTCTAAACGGTCCCGCACTTATAGCAGAGTCCCAACGAGAAATGGAACTCCTAGAAAATCAGCTTCTATCCGAGATTGAAGAACCTGCCGTGTTTACTACTTACTAATGGTCGAAGTATCTGGACCTCCGTATGATAGGTATCCTCCCATGGTGGATGGTACTAGGGAAACGTTTTACAATGGCAAACGTCTCTCTAATGTTTTTGATATCAAGCGCCAAATCTTTGAAAGAGAAAATAAAAATTTTAGAAGCTTAGAGTTTTATCGAAAGACGTCGAGAGAACTTTTAAATATTTTTTCTGATGCGCAAATTGTAGGAGCAGACAACGAAATACAAAGCGTTGATTGTAATTATGCTAATTATGAAAGAGCTATTGCGATGCTATTTAAGACTCGGAACCTAACTCTACCTCAAATGACGATAGCAATTTCGGATACGGAAGAAGATTTGGAAAGAAGAAAACCTAATACAGATATTGAGTTTTGGACGATTCACGATAAGGAAAGTATGAGGTACACCCGTGTGGCTGCTATGGCACCTAAAGCTGTTAAAGTCTCCTACCAACTCCATTTATGGTCGAGGTATGTTGAAGACATGAACCAGCTTGTGGAGTATGTAATGGGTAAGTTTCGACCTCAACTTAGAGTGGGAACCGATTTTATTACAAATGCACCCGCGTTCATAACCGATATATCAGATAACTCTACACTAACAGTCCCCGATAGAGAGGACCGAATAATTAAGAAAACTGTTACCTTTCAAGTAGAGACTTGGATGCCTACTAGGCAGTACATGATTCAAAGTAATGGAGCTCTCCGAGAGATGCGGTATGACGT